GTGATCTTGGTAAAAAAGAAATAGAATGTCCTGGTCCTAATAACTTAAGAGTTGGTGACCTTACCTTATCTGGAGATGAGAAAGTTGTAGGTCATGAGTTAAGTCAAGATGGTAAAACTTGTATAACATTATACGAACCAACTACAGTAGCTGAGAAATTTCTTCCCTCTACAAATCAAGCATCCACGACATTAGCAATTGCAGTGATCGCAACAGCAGGAGCTGCTGCTACGCCATTGATCTTGAGATTAATAAAACCAGCCGTAAAAAAAGCTATCACCACTCTTCAAAAGAAAATAGGTACTCACCGTGGGTTATCTAAGAGTGAGATAATAACAAATAGATATCGTGAAAAGAAAGGACTACCTCCTTTAAAAGTTAAAAAGAAGAAATCATAACTTAGAATTATTTCCTATAGAAATTTCTTTTAGATCATCTGCATTACCTTTAGGTGTGATCTTATGGTTGTGCTCAGCTACCACACCAGGTGGATTGATTAACATAACATCAGCACATACACTATAGTATGGAGAGTTTGGATGGAAGACTATACCTTGTTTTTTCAATTCTCCGCAATTTTTTAATCTGGCTATCTCAAAGTCAAGGCGTTTGTTAGCAGTAAGTTGTGTACGATATTCATTATGAATAGCAACTGCTTCCATACATTTATTTCTTGCTTCTTTATCTAATGGTATTGATATGGTAGCACTAAAACCTAAGTTAATATTCTGAGTAGATTTCTGACCTGTACGAGTAGGGATGTAGTATAAAATTTCACCTGGATTATCAGGTATGTTGTCATCATTATTATCTGCGTTGTTGTACACTGGATCGAGGAAGATGTCTTCGTAAGGATCTTGCCATGTTCCTGTTCTGGTGATGTATGGTGTAAAATTGGCGGTAGCAGTCTGACATGATATACCATCACCATACTGATTAGT